GTGGAGCTAGCCTGGGCTAACAGGGCATTGGAGGCAAAGAGCGCCTTTCTCCTGCTGGAAAAAACCCTACCGATAGAACTAGTCGGTAAGGCTGAAAACGAGATGGAATCAATCATAGCCTCACGGGTGAGGGAGGTGCTAGTGGACTATGCGAGAAACGGCAAATACACTCCAGATCCCGGCGAGACTCCCACAGGAAATAATGGCCTGGCTCCCGCCGGAAAAGCTGCGGGTCAGCGAATGGGCCGACAGAAACAGAGTTCTCGACCTAAAAACAAGCGCCATGCCCGGACGGTGGCGGACTGAAACCGTCCCATATTTGCGCACCATCATGGATGCATTCAACGAGCCTGGTATAGAGACCATCACGCTCTGCACCGCGTCTCAGGTCGGCAAATCAGAAGCGCTGAACAATTGCCTCGGTTATGCCATTGCTCAAGACCCTGGATCAAGTCTAGTCGTTTATCCCACTCTCGAACTTGCGGAGTACACGAGCAAAAATAGGATTATGCCCATGGTGGACAGCTCGCAGGTTCTCAGAGCCCGGCTGGACGCCGCCAGGAGCGAAAAGTTGCAGTTGCAATTCACCGGAGCGTACGTTTGCCTGTCCGGGGCGAATTCTCCGGCGTCTCTCGCATCCAGGCCTATCCGATATTTGTTCCTCGACGAGATAGACAAATATCCTGCGTTCTCAGGCGACGAGGCTGACCCGATATCCCTGGCGAGAGAGCGGACCAAGACCTTCCGCAACCGCAAGATAATCCAGGCATCAACGCCAACCACGGAACGGGGACGTGTTTGGCGCGAGTACGAAAGTGCGGACGTGCGGATGGCGTATTACGTGCCATGCCCTCACTGTGGGAGTATGCAGAAACTCATTCTCCATCAGGTCAAATGGCCGGAGGAGGTGCGGCAGGCAAAACGGGACGCGCACGGCGACCCGCAGAAACTGCGGGACACGGCGCAGATGGCTCTGTCCACTGCATGGTACGAATGCTCGGCCTGTCAGGGCGTCATTGACGACGTGGATAAACTGGACGCATTGCGAGCCGGAGAGTGGAGGCCGGACAGGGAGACGGCGACGGCGACGCCTCCCCGTCATGTTGCCTTCCATCTGTCCAGCCTCTACAGCCCATTCGTGTCCTTCGGTCAGGTAGCGGCTGAGTTCATTGAATCGGAGGAATTCCCGGAGCGATTGCGGAATTTCGTCAATTCTTGGCTCGGCGAGCCATGGCGTGATAGCCGGGTAGCTGTTAAAACACATGGGCTATTGGAGGAACAGGCTGGGACTCACCTTATGGACGAGGTCCCGGCAGAGGCTCATTTTCTCACCGCTGCTATTGACGTCCAGCTCGACCATTTCTGGTACCAGGTCATGGGCTGGGGCGTGGCGGCATCCTCGTGGGTTATCGATTTTGGACGGGTTGAGACGTGGGGGGAGCTGGAGGAGATCATCGTCAACCGCCAGTACCGGACGCTCGGCGGCGAATACCGCGTTGTGCGGCTCTGCGCCGTTGACGCTGGGTACCGGACGGATGAGGTATATGAGTTCACCACGCGTTTTGCCGACATCATGCGTCCGGTAAAGGGGGCCTCGAAAACTCTTGGAGGTAGATTTTACTCTGTCAGTTCCCTCGACAAAGAGGGCTGGGGTGGCTTAAAACTATATTTTGTAGATACAGACTACTGGAAAGACTACGTTTTTGGGAGGTTGCGCAAGGCCCCCGGTGTACCGGGAGCAATGGTCATACCGAAAGACTGTCATCCGTACTGGGCCGACCACATGACCTCGGAGCAGAAGGTCATTGAGCGTGACCGCAAGACGGGCAGGGAAATCGAGACGTGGGTAAAAATATCCCAACACGCGCAGAACCACTTGCTGGACTGTACCGTGTACAACGCCCTCGCCGCAGAGCTGTGCGGCGTCCGATACCTCACGGACGCCACGGTGCAGGAGACGCGCGAGGATCGTCCACCATCGCTCCCTGTCGGGTCGTGGCTCGGAAGTCGCGGCAAAGGATGGTTGAGACGATAGACATCCCCGCCGGGCGTCGCTACCGCCTGGACCGTTTGCCCGCCTCCCCAGAGGTGGGCGCTAAAAATAACAGCCGTCTCTTCGGAGGCGGCTTTTTTATTTGAGAGGAGGTGAAAGCCATTTGACACATGCAGAGGAACTTGCGCTCTACGAGAACGCGTTGACAGCCATCCTGTCAGGCGCGCAGGAGTACCGAATAGGTTCGCGTCTCGTTCGGCGTGCTGACCTGGCGGTCATCCAATCTCGCATCGACTACCTGCGCGGCCAGATAGCGGGCGATACCTACGGCACGACCGCTTACGCCAGATGGCCGGGGCGATGAGGTGGTGGGATGCAGTCAAATCGTGGTGGAATCGTAACTACGACGCCGCGAAAAATGACAGGCTGGGCGGAAACTGGCAGCCTGTCGGTAAATTGTCGGCTGAGGAAACAGACCGCCCCCACCGTTTTACCCTACTTTACCGGGCGCGTGACCTTGAGCGTAACTCCGACATCGTGGAAAGCGCCGTGTCCGGGATAATCCGCAACACCGTCGGGGCAAGCGGAATCATCCCGCAGGCGCATGTCATTAAGGCGAACGGGAGTTCGAACGAGCGGCTGAATGACACCATCGAGGATCTGTGGCGGGAGTGGTCGAGACCGGAGAACTGCGACGCGTCCGGGGCGCAGAGCTTCGCCGAACTCCAGGCCATGATTCTGCGGCGCCGCATCGTGGACGGTGAAATATTCGTCCGCAAAATCATTGACAAGCGCGGAAAATTTCCGCTCAAACTTCAGGTATTCGAGCCGGACCAGCTTGACACCATGCGACAGGGCGACCGAATCCACGAGGGGATCGAGGTGGACGAGTATTTAAGGCCGATTGCGTACTATTTCCTGCCCGACGCGCTGGAGACGTCGATGTATGGAGGCAAATCAATCCGAGTCCCGGCGTCGGACGTCATTCACCTGTTCAATAAAAAGCGCCCATCTCAGATTCATGGGCTCTCCGAGTTGGCCATCGTGATGAACCGCATCAGGGATACTGGGGAATTTATCGACGCCGAGCTGGTCGCAGCCCGTATTGCCGCTTGTTTTGCCCTGTTTGTGACCAAAAACAACCCGTCCGGCTATATGGGGACCGGCCGGAGCAATTTTGAGACAGATTCACGCGGCAACCCGCTAAAAACAATCGAGCCAGGCATGATTGAGGTGCTGGCCCCCGGTGAGAGTATCATCGAGGCGAAGCCAAACCACCCGCAGACAGGCGCAGGGGAATTCGTATCACTTCAGCAGCGGCTAGCGGGCGCCGGACTGGGGCAGTCATACGAACTCCTGAGCCGGGACCTGTCCAAAGTCTCCTATAGCTCGGTCAGACAGGGACATCTTGAGGACCGCAAGACGTTTGAGCTGTTTCAGAAATACCTTGTTGTCCACTTGTGTGTCCCGGTCTGGGATGCGTTTTTGACGTCCTCGGTTTTAGCCGGTTTGGTAAAAATAACGGACTTCGAAAGGAACAAAGGTCGCTACATCGGTGCCAGGTGGATTACTCCTGGCTGGCAGTGGGTCGACCCGCTGAAAGAGGTTAATGCAAGCACTCAGGCGCTGGTGATAGGTGCCTCGACGCTGGAGGAGATCTGCGGGCAGAAGGGTTTGGACTGGCAGGAGGTTTTGAAGCAACGAGCGCGGGAACTGGAGTACGCCGCGTCGTTGGGAATTAATTTGACCACGGAACCATGGAAGGAGGCAAATGATGGCGAAGTCGAAGACGAGCCAGAAGAAGATCAGGAACAAGCCTGATGAGCGGCGCAACGAGCCGCTATACAGGGAAATAGCAATCAATCCGGGTTCCATCGTCCAAGACTCGCGGACGGTTGAACTTTCGTTTTCGTCGGAGGTGCCATACAGGCGCTTCGACTGGTGGAACGAAGAGGACTACGACGAAATCCTGTCCCACGCGGACGGTGCACTGAACCTCTCGCGGCTGGAGAGCCTGGGAACGGTTCTGTTCAACCACGACCGGGACAGGCCAATAGGAGGCGTCGAAAGAGTCTGGATCGAGGACGGCAGGGGCAAGGCACTTGTCAGGTTTGATGAGGACGTGGAATCAGAGGCCATCTACCAGAAGGTACTCAAGGGGTCTCTGAAGGGCGTGAGCGTCGGCTACAAGGTCGACGAATGGCAAATCAAAAAGGCGACGGATGAAAGCGTCGCCGTTTGGACTGCGGTGAAATGGGAGCCGCTTGAAATCTCCATTGTATCCGTTCCGGCTGACGCGTCCGTCGGCGTGGGGCGTTCTATCGAGACAGAAATTGACGAAGGAGGAAGCGAGCAAATGAATGAGGAAAAAACTCTGGTGGTGGAGGAGACTCCGAAGATCGATGTTGAGGCCGTCCGTGCTGACGCAGTAAGAGCTGACCGGGCGAGGGTGAGCGAGATCCGGGCGCTGGAAAAGTCGTTTGACATGGACCTCGCGGACCATATCGAAAAGGGCACGGCGGTGGAGGAGGTCAGAAAACTAGTGCTTGATGCTATGGCGAAGAAACAGGAGGAAAGCAAGGTAGAATCTCGCGCCCATGTTGAGGTCGACGGTGTGGAGAAGTTCCGCGACGCCGCACGGGATGCCGTACTTCTCCGGGCCGGAGTATCTGTCGATAAGCCCGCTCCAGGTGCAGACGAACTTGGCGGATTCTCCCTCAGGGAACTGATGTACGAATCCCTCCGGGCACGGAACCTTCCGACACGCGGCGGTTTCAATGAGGCATACAGGGTGGCAATGTCCACCAGCGACTTCCCGTATATTCTTGGCGCAGTTGCTAACAAATCAGTTCTCGACGGCTGGAACAACGAGCCGAAAACGTGGGAAGCATGGGTCGCAACCGGCACGGTCGCGAATTTCAACATCCACACTGCGGCACGTGTTGGAGAGGCAGACGACCTCGACCAGGTACGAGAGAACGACGAATACAACTACGGATCACAGGGTGAGCAGTTTGAACAG